AGGGGTTGCAAGATAGGTGAAGCCACTCCACTTTCTAGGTGAAGCCACTCCACCTTCTTACGGCGGTTGACGTAGACGTGGGGCACTAAGACCCGTTACCAGTGGCCGAAGCTCTGGCTGGGAGCGCAAGCTGTTACCGCGTACAGGGAGAAACCGGAAACGGGAAACGGCGATACCGAGGAACCGGTGTTCCGCTACCCCGGTACCTCTGCCACGCACTACGTTGACTTTGGTTCCGGGGTAGGCCGGAACAGGGGGCAGGTCTGATAGCTACACCTACCGGTTGCGAGCGGCTAGGGAAAGCCAGTTTTGCGAGACGTTGCCGCTTTTTTTCAGAAACCCGGAGCAGGTTCCCTAGCCCAATTTTCCAACTGGCCAGTGGCCTTGTCACCTCGCTCCGAGCGGCCGTGGGGCGGGAGAACCAGCAACAAGTTGCCAAAACGCTTGTAGCGACGGCTTAGAGTGCCCGGTACGTGAGCGACGACGTACTCGACCTTTCGCAAGACGGTTACCGGCCCCTTCCGGCCCAAGACCGCTTCCACCGTTCCGACGCCAAGTTCCGCTTGTACTCGGGGGGCTTTGGGTCGGGTAAGTCGTTGTGCGGGTGCCGGGAAGCGATCTACCACGCACTGCGTTACCCGGGTAGTTTCGGGATGGTTGGGCGCCTCAGGTTCAAGGATTTGGAGACCACGACCCAACGTACGTTCTGGCAGCAAATGGACCAGATGCAACTAAAGCGCAAGCCGTACGTGGAGGACTTCAACCAGCGCACCCAGCTGCTTAAGCTCGCTAACGGCAGCGAGATCCTGTTTACCGGCCTCGACGACGAAATGAAGCTTCGGTCCGCGGAGTACAGCTGGATGTACGTGGACGAGGGGTCCGAGGTCCCGGACGACATTTACCAGACGCTTCTGGGTCGCCTTCGCTACAAGGACCCCCGGCGGCTGTGGATCACCACTAACCCGGGGGCCAGTGGCTGGATTCGCCGTAACTTTGTGCAGTCCAAGCGCGACGGGTTCGAGCACTTTGCTGCGCCGACCACCGAGAACACCCACCTTCCCAAGGACTACCTCGACTCGCTGCTTGCCAACTACCCGGCGGTGTGGCGCGAGCGGTATATCCAAGGTAGCTGGACCGCGTTCGAGGGGCAGGTGTTCACGATGGCCGACGAGAACACCCACATAATCGACGACTGGCAGCCCACCAAGGACCACCTGATCTACGAGGGGTGGGACTTCGGGTACCGCAACCCGACTGCGGTGGTCTGGTACGCCGTGCACCCCAGTGGCGAGGAACCAATTGTCGTGTTCGCCGAGCACGAAGCAAGGGAGCAGATGCCCAACTGGCACGCGTCCCAGTTGCGCGCGATCTACCGGCACTTCAAACTTGATCCCAACCGTATCCAGCGCTGGGGTGACCCGGCCGGTACTCAGGTACAGGGACTGCGCGGGCGATCGTACGTCGAGGAATACGGCGACCTTGGGCTGTACGGGATCCAACCGTCCACCCGCGAGCCCAGCACACGCGCCCTGCGGTTGGGCAAGCTCCTTTCCACCCGTCTGGCAACACGCGACGGGTCAGTGCCTGCGATCCAGTTCTGCCGTCGGGTCCGGCGTACGTGGCACTCAGTGGTGAGCCTCCGGTACGCCGAGAATCGCACCAACACGGGGCAGGATCCCAAAGAGCAGTTTCACAAGGAAAACGACCACTTGTTCGACGCGCTCGGGTACGCGTTGATGGCTGCACCGCTCCCGGAGGAAAAGCCCAAGGAGCGCGAGTACGGGTGGATCACCAAGCCTGTTACACCGGACGAAATCGACAAGTACGAGCGGGAGCGCTACGAGCAGCCGACCAACTCGTACAACTTGCTCGGAATCGACGTGTAACAGCCACCCAACGTACAAAATGTCGAGTTACGGCGACAAAGGAGTCTCCGAGTGGCCGACCGGTGGGTTGCCAACCCCCACGTTTTTCCTAATTGCTGTCACAGGTGTCTGAAGTCAGGTGAGGAAAACGGACCTTATTTTCACGAAGAGTGGGACTACTGCCAGCCTGACCGCTGGCCGGGTGCTGATCCCGCGTACCCGCGCGTCGCGCGTAAGTTCACGTGCAGGGCGTGCTTCCTCTACGCGGCGGCGCAACCGGGTGCCCCTCTCACCGAAACTTCCGCAAAGCAGCTGCAGTCCGCGCAGGCCCGGATTAACGAGCTGGAGGTTGAGCTTGCGGAGGAGCGGTCCATGCCTCACTACGTAAACGCCAAGGAGCTGCTGGAACTTGTAAGGGCTGAGGCTAAGCCCGCAGCTCGCAAGGCCCCCGCCAACAAGAAGGAGCCCAGTGGCAGTTGAGCTTGTGGTGATCTTTCTGGTCGTGGCGGTGGCGTTTGGTGTGCTGGCGTTTTGGAAGTACGTGGAAGCTGAGCAGACCAAGAATTTGCTGGAAAGCTACGAGCGCATTGCGCGGGACTCCATTGAAATGACCAAGGCCCTTTCGGACCGTGTGCAGCGGCCGTGGGGCGACGCTCCCCCGGACGCTCTGGCAGCTGATCTCGTCGCCGAAATGGACAAGGCGTGGCTTGACGCACCGGATTCACTGGTGCCGTTTGACGACGATCTTGCCGGGCTGAGCGACGATTATGAGGAGCTGTAATGCCGGTTTCGCAGAAGAACGTGACGGTGGGGACCAGCGCAACGTCGCTGTTCGGCGCCTCACACAACCGCCGTCGGTTTGTGATTCACAACGACAGCGGTGCAACGGTGTACGTGGGGGGGCCCGATGTCACCACCGACGATGGCCACGTAATTCCCGACAACGGAAGTTTTGAGGTGTCCCAGCAGTTCCCGACTGACGCGTCTGCCAAGTACCAGTACTTTGCGGTGTCGGCTGCTGGCGGAGCGGTAATCCGCATTGTTGAGGTGACGGGCTAATGGCGTCCGGCTTTAGTGACTACTTCGAGGACAAGGTCATTGGGTACTTGTTCGGTAACGTGTCGTACAGCCTCCCGGCCACCTATTACTTAGGGCTGTGGACGACGACGCTGTCTGACACGTCGACCGGGTCAACTGCAGGCGAACCTTCTGGAGGTTCGTACGCGCGCGTTGGGGTAACCAACAACTCGTCAAACTTTGACGCGGCGTCTGCTGGCGCAACTGCCAACACCAATCTGGTGACGTTCCCGATGGCGTCCGCAAGCTGGGGCACGGTTACCTACGTGGGAATTACCGACGCTTCGACCGGGGGCAATATGATTGCCTACGCCCAGCTGGGCACCCCGATCAGCGTCGCGCAGTACGACACCGTGATCTTCAAGCCTGGTGACCTCGATATCACGCTGACCTAAGGGGGGCGCTGTGGCAGACGACGTTACCCTGAACTCAATGAGCGGTGGCTCGGTAATCGCCACCGACGATTCGGGCACTGGTCACGTACAGCTGGTCAAACTCGCGTATTCGTCCGACGGCTCGCGCACCCACGTTGTGGCAGACACTGACGGCCTCAAGGTCAATGTGTCCAACGCCACGGTGACTGTGGCGCTTGGTTCGTCGATTCCGGCAGGTTCCAACGTAATCGGCGGCGTTACGCAGTCGGGTTCGTGGACGGTCACGGCTAACGCCGGAACCGGCACGTTTGCAACCATCGAGCGCGGTGCCACCATCGCGCACGGTCAGGTCACCGTTACGACCGTCGCCGCGTCGTTCATCGCCTCGTCGTCCACCCGTCGCTCGGTGGCGATCCAGAACCTCGGCACCGATTACGTCTATCTCGGCGCTACGGGCATCACCGCCAACAACGGGATACGCCTTGCAGCCGGGCAGACGTTCGTTCTGGACAAGTCGCCCAACGCGCAGATTTTCGCTATTGCGGCGAGTGGTTCGCAGGTGTGTTCGTACCTGACGGAGAGCGACTGATGTCAGTCCTCATCCCCGCCGAGCAGCGCATCATCTGCACCAGCAGCACGCGGCCCGGGAGTCCGTTTGAGGGGCAGCAGATTTACGAGACTGACACCAAGAGGTCGTGGACGTACAACGGCTCGCAGTGGATTCCCGAGGGTCACCACGTCTACACGAACGAGGCCGCACGGGACGCTGCCATTACCTCGCCCACCGAGGGCATGATGGTCTACCTCACCGCGCCCACGGTGCCAGCGGCGACGGGTGCCATTACGGCGGTGCCGACCGGCGTGCAGACCATCTACAACGGCAGCGTGTGGGTGTGTGTTACTCCGGTGGGGGCGTATTCCAACACCACCGGAACAGCGACAAACCAAACATCGTATGTCACGACCCTGACCGGCGATGGCACCGCAGTCAGCGTAACGCTTGTCACCGGAACCAGTGCGCTCATTCAGATGAACGGTGTCGGATTCCACAACAATACCGGCAACATCACATACTTATCGTTTTCCGTGAGTGGAGCAACCACTACGGCGGCAGCAGATGGAAACGGGGTGGCACTCAATCAGGGCGTTACTACCTACTACCAGACGTTTGCGCGCGCGTATGTGTTCACCGGGCTTACCGCAGGAACCAACACCTTCACCTTGTCTTACAAGGGGCAACCGGGAACATGGGGGTGGGTTGGGCGCAACCTCACCGTGCAGGGCATCGCATGATCCCCAGCCCTCCTAAATAAGTGACCCTCCTCTTACTTTTCACCGGCTCCGGCGGCCCGAAGTACGTGGACGCTGTTGCCAGCTGCGTTGGCGATTTGACCGCTGCGTCTGAGGCGCGCGGTTCTCTGATTCCGTCAGCTGTGGCAACGGGAGTAGGTGGCGTTACCGGCAACGCGTACCAGCAGAACCAGTACTCAACAGCCAGCGTCCCGTCAGTGGGCGACTTTGGCCCGCTGTTGTACAAGACCACGCAACTGGCAACAGCGCTGGTTCACGAAGTCTCCAGCTTCAACTTTCTGCCTTACGAAAGCACCCGCGAAGGGTCGGCGGCAATCCCGGCGACTGCGCTGCTCGGCGGTGAGGCTGAGGACCGGCTGGCGCTCGACACCTCTGGTCTGGTGTACTCAGTCGGCGACGTTGCGGGAGTTGCAACCGACGTAGCGTCTCTTGCGCCAGAAGCGGTAGTTGTGGCAATCGGCCTGCTTGTTGCCACGTTCCCGGCACGTAGTTTTGGCGTGCCCAGCAGCGCAGGCCCCGGTCGCTCGTCAGCAGGAACTGTGGCAGACGGCGGCGGTCGCGTCGGCGCGGGCACCGCAACAATTGGCGCTGGACGTGCCAGCACCGGAATTGTTGTTTAAAGGAAACCCTTGAGTACCGAAATCATACCCGGGCAGGAAGCCCCCATTGGCCGGTACGCCGCTCTGTACCGCGGCGAGGCCAAGCGTAAGCAGTCGCTGGGCGCCAAGCTCACCGAGCTGTACCAGAGCGGCAAGGAGATTCAGCGCCGCGAGCGGACCCGGTGGCAGCGCAACCGTTTGATGTACCGCGGAGAGCAGTATCTGCGGGTGGTAGGCAACAACGTGCGGACCCTGTCGCCGGTTGACCGGCTGCCCAGCGGTCGCCGCCGCGACACCGTGAACATTATGCGGCCGTTTATTGACGGGCGTGTTGCCACCCTCACGTTCCAGCGCCCGCCGTTTATGGTGATCCCGAACTCCAACGATCAGGAAACGGTGGACGCCGCGCGGCTGGCTACCCGGTTTGTGGAGTCGCAGTGGGGCACCGGCTGTTGGGAGCTGGACCACGTGTTTCGCCAGCTGTGCCTCACCGCGGAGATTGACGGGATCTCGTTTCTCAACGTGGTGTTTGACCGCTTCAAGGGCGGGCGAGTGGAACTGTACTTTGACTCGCAGGGGGCACCGATCAACGACCCAACCCAGCTTACGGCCCTGAAGCTGCAGGACCCGCTGGGGCAGGAGCTGTGGCGTCAGGTCACCAGCTACCAAGGCGACATTGCGTTCAGGATCGTGCGCCCCGGCGCGCTGTCAGTGGACCCAATTACCACGCGTTGGGAAGACTGCCGTTGGATCATTGAGTCCCGGGTGCAGCACCGCGACAGCGTCGAGCGCGAGGCCGGGCGCCCGATCCAAGAAATGCTCAAGAACTCGCAGGAGCAGCTTGGTGAGCGAAAGTTTGGGCTCGGCGAGACCGCCCAGCTGCCCGGCAACATTCAGCTTGAGGAGGAAGACGGCGAGGTCCGCAACTTCTCCCACAAAGACGCGCTGTTGGTCCACGAGGCGTTTATTCTCCCGACCGGCCCGGCTGGCGACTTCCCTAAGGGCCTTCACTGCAAGTGGCTGGACGCCGCGGCCGGTGACCCGTACGTGGTTGAGCCGTGGGACGAGGACGGGCTGCCCTACCGGCCGTACACGCCCAAGCCCGACGGTGGCCACTATATGCGCGCCCGCGGCACCGCCGACGAGCTGGCCCCGGTGCAGGTCCGGTGGAATCGCACTCTTTCGCAGGTCGGCGAGTGGCTTGACCGCGTTGCCCGGCCCCCGCTGGTGGTGGCTGCCGGAGCGCTGCGCAGCAAGTCGGTCTACAACGAAGAAGGCGTGGTGCAGGTTCACGGGGGCTACCCCGAGCCGCGCTTTATGTCCACTCCGTCCGAGCCGACGGCGGTGCTCAACAACCACCTTGAGTGGCTCAAGGGCACGATGGCCGAGATTGCCGCGATGCACGACGCTTCGCGCGGTAAGGCACCGGGACGCGGTATTGAGGCGGCGGTGTCGCTCAACACCCTTATTCAGCAGAACGAGCAGAACCTCAGCGCCACTGCGGCCGAGTTTGTGAGCGTGATGGAGTGGGGCGTGTCACAGGCGCTTAAGGAAGTGGGCGACCGGTTCCAGATGCCGAGAATGATTACCTTGCCCGGCCTCGACGACTCCGGCGACTTGCTGGCGTTTATGGGTTCCTCGCTGCGGGGTAACAACCGCTTCAAGATCACCGGGTCCATTACCCCCAAGATGCGGGCTGCCCAGTTGCAGACGGTGATGATGATGGCCCAGTACGGCGGTGTCGATATCAAGCCGTGGTCCACACAGTTGATCGAGGGCAACGTGGACGAAATCCTTCGCCACGAGCGCGCGCAGGAGCAGCGGCAGAAGCGCGAGAACGCCGCGATCCTCGCCCTCGGTGCTCGTCAGGACGCCGACCTTAAGTGGCACGAGCTGAACAATCTGATTACCCGCTTTGGTCAGGTTACGTCGCAGTACGGACCGCAGGAGCTGGCAATGCGCGGAATCCGCCCGCCGTTGCTTGCGGACGTGGGCGTCGAGATCCCGTCGCCCGAGTACTTTGACAAGGACGCTGAGCACATTATTGCAATGGAGCAAGTTCTCCTTAGCGAGGGCTACGACAAGCTCCACCCGCTGGTCAAGCAGGCGCTGCGCGAGCACCACAACGCGCACCTGCAGCGGATACAGCAGAACGCGCTGGCGGTTGCGGGGCAGTCTGCCCCCACCGAGCAGCCCGGACCTCCCTCCGCGGTAGACGCCGAGTCAGGCGACGACACCACCGACAGCGAGTCACCTAAGAAGGAGACAAGTGACGACGAACAGCAGCAGTAATCCACCAGTGCAGGTGTTCCCGCCCGGTTTTGAGCGGGACACCAAGGCGCTGTTGATGCTGCGCGAGTACGGCGTGATTTCGCGTGCTGAAGTCCGCCGTAACGTGGGGCGTCTTGGGGTGGAGTTGGTACCGGAACCGGACCTTGCTCCCCCTCCGCTCAAGCCGCCGGTAACCCCGGCGCCGGGCAACGTGGGTCTCGTCTGGGACGACGATCCCGGGTCCGACGAAACTGAAGACAACGAGGAGTAATTCTTGTCAACTGAGGAACTTTCTGGCGATGTCCCCGATGGGGGCGAGGGGGTTTCCGGCGCTTCGTGGGAGGCGTGGGAGAAGGCGGGCATTGACCCCGGCGAGCTGAACCCGTACGAGGTGCGGCAGTACGTGGACTGGGTGTCGGAGCTGACCGCCGCAGATTCACACGAGGCAACGCTCGAACAGGCGCTGCGCCGTTGGGGCCACCTTGGCGACGACGAGTCGCTGTCGGACCTTATGGCAATCCGCGACCAGATCCGCGCCGAGCGCGAGGACCCGTTTGCCGGGTACGTTGACCAGCAGTACTACGAGCCGTACGGGCAATCCGAGGACTACGGCGCGTACGGGCAGGACAGCGGGATTGACCCGTACCAGCTGCGCGACGTGTGGCGTGCGGATATGCAGCAAGAAATGGCGCGTGAGCGCGAGGCCTTGCAGCAGCAGATCCAGACTGAGCGCTTGGTATCTGACCTTCAGTCGCAGCTTGACCGGGTCTCTAACGAAAACGGGCTGGATGAACCGGAAAAGGCGTTTCTGTGGGAGTCGGCAATTGCTCGGCTGCAGAACCAGCAGGTTGACCTCGACGAGGTTCCCCACGTGATGCAGAGCACGTGGGACCAGATCGACACCCTGTACCAGAAGCGCATGGCACGGGCGGCAACCAGCAGCAACGCTGGCCCAGCAACGTCCTCGCCGCCCGCCGGGGTCCCCGGTGACGCGCCTGCGGGGCGCGGAATCCAGTCGGCACTCGCTAGGACCGCAGAAAGGCTTGGTATCCCCAACGAGTAGCGCGTCACCAAACCGTACCGTTTTCGGTAGTTTTTGGTTGCAGTAAGACGCGCGGCGATGCCTCTCAGGTTGGTGAGAGACGGCGCGGTTCGGTAGCAGGGAAGACGCAAGCAGCTTTTGGAGGCGTTGCCTTCACGGTTGCTTACCTTGCACCTTGTAACCCCGTTTCTCACCAACCTCAGAGGTATCTAATTGTCACTCGCTACGCTTAACGAACTGGCGTACGACACGTGGGAGCCCGGGCTCAACGATGAGCTTGAGACCGAGACCGGCTCCCTCTACTCGTTTATCCAGAAATCCAGCAAGGACGTTAAGGGTCGCAAGACCTTTATCAAGTTCCTTATCGGCCGTTCCCTCGGTATCAGCAACATTGACGAGGGCGGCAGTTTCCCCGATGCCGGTGACCCGAAGTACGACGAGGCGGAGATCGCCCTCAGGCGTATTGCGGCCACCGTTGAGTTCACCCTCGACGAGATCGACCTGCTTAACGGACGTGACGCGGCGGCCCTGCCGGTCGTCCAGCATAAGCTCGACGACCTCGTGCGCACCGTCCGTCGTGACGTAGTGCGTCAGACGTGGGGTGACGGTACGGCCAAGTTGGCCAACTGCGCCTCGGTTTCGGGGCAGGTCATTACCCTCGACGCCACTACCACGAGCCAGATTGACCGCGACCGGTACAACTGGCTCGAGGAGAACGGCCTTAAGATCGACGTCGTGCACGGCACTTCGGGTGCCTCGCAGGCTTCCGGTCTGACGATCAGCGACATCAGCCGCTCGAACAACGCGATCACCGTGGTAGGCGACGCTTCCGGCGTGACCTCCAACGGCGTGATGGTGCGCTCGGGCAACGCCTACGCTTCCGGCGGTGCGTACACCAGCCGCGAGTTTCAGGGCGTGATGTCGGCAATTTCGAAGTCCAACACGTACCTGACCCTCGACCGCACCGCGGCCGGTATCGGGTACTTCTGGAAGTCCAACGTGGTTGACAACAGCGGCACGCTCCGCCCTGTCACCCTCGACGTGATTCTCCAGCTGGTCAACGAAATGAACCGGCGTACCGGTAAGTCCCCGATTGACTCGAGCCACTGTTTCTTCTCGAACCTTGGCGTGTGGTCGGCCTACGGCGAGCAGCTCCAGCCCGCCGTCAGGTATCAGGGCTACCAGAAGATGGATATGGGTTGGCCGGAGCTGGAGATCTTCGGTGTGCCGTTTTACGGCGACATCCACAGTCCCCACAACAACCTGTTCCTGATTCACAAGCCGTCGTTCGCCTACCGCGTTCCGAAGTATCAGGAGCGTGGCACCTTCCAGTTCCAGAACATGGACGGGTCGATGTGGCGTTACGTCCCGGCTACCAGCGGCTACAAGGCCAAGGTGCAGTCGCACCTCACGGGCATGATGACGCTCGTGACCGAGCACCCGAATATGCACGGGCGCATCGACGACCTTGAGGAGCTGGGCGTCTAATGGCCGTGACCACGTCGTACTCAATCCTCGGCGTGGACCGCGTTGCGTTCCTCGGTCGTGAGCGCGCGGTCCGTCGGCGTATTTCGCTGTCGGGCACGTACGCGACCGGTGGCTTCGCAGTCACGCCAAGCGAACTAAACCTGAGCAAGATCCGGTGGATTCAGTTCCACGGTCCGGCAACGACTGGCTCTGCCGTGTCGTTCCCGTCGTGGGACGAAACGAACAGCAAGATCAAGCTGTTCACCGCTACCGGGACCGAGTTCAGCAACGGCGGCGCGACCACCAACTACACGCTGGACGTGACTGTTGGCGGTCAGTAATAAGCGCATCCCGGGAGGGGGGGCCGGGCGACCGGCCCCCCGTTCCGGTGCCCTGCGTCGCGCGCGGGGGTGAGTAAGTGAGGCTCGGAGACGAAGTTCCGGGAATCCTGACCGACAAGTGGTTGTTTGTCGCTGGCGACACCCACAAGATCACCGAGCGCGTGAAGCAGTACGACAGTGCCTGCCGGTTGGTTTGTCACGTTGCAACCCAGCAGCTGGGCGTTGCCCGCTGGGTACAAGAGTCATTTGCTCCGGGCGGCGCGTGGATGATTGCGTTCCGTGCCCGTGACCCTGAGACCGGTGACCCGATTACCGGGGAGCCGGATGAACGCGTGATTTGGCAGATGGGCCGCTTTGACACGTGGCGGCAGAAGAACCCCGGGCGTATGCACCGGGCAGCAGCTGAGGTTTTGCG